TGCGCGGTTGGAGTGAAGCGCGAGAACGTGACCGTACCGGTGGCGGCCACCGCGGCGAGGCGCGAGAAGCCGAAGTCGGCGAGCCACGAATCGAGATCCGGACCCGTCGACGTCGATGCGCGCGTGAGCGCCAGCACTTGCAGGATCATGCCCTGCAGCCAGAGCGCGATACCCGACACCGCCTCACCAAGCGCGCGCAGCACTGTTCCAATGTTGAAGTTCAGGATCGCCGACGTGACTGAACCCTGAACCGTAGACGCAAAGTTTTGAAGCATCTGCGTCAGCGATTGCGTCTGTACTTGTGCCATTTATTGATTGATGTCGAATGAGAGGGTTGCGATCTGGCCCGTCGTCGCATCGGCGTACTGGACCGTCACCGCAGCGCCGTTGTTGAACGGCGTCACCGTCACAACCGGAGCGGGAGAAGCAGCGATGCCGGCAATCGTCTTGATCGTCTTTTGGATCGTGCCGCGCAGCTCGGAGACGTTGAGCGTCTTGCCGATTCGATACGGGATGCCGGCGCCGAAATCCGCGTGCCAGGTGTAGTCAGGCGATGCGAGCGGGTTGCCGGCTGAATCCGTCCATCGCGGATTGGTCATCAGCGCGCGAAGCAATTCCTGCTGCGCGAGCGTGTCGTCGGTAGAGACAGCTAGATCTCCATTTGCAGCGATGGAAAGGTCGTTGCTCCAGAAGTGGTTCAAATCCGTCATTGCGGTACTCCACCGAGGCCAGAGCCACCGGAATTCAAGTGTTTGTGCCCGCTGCCAATGTCGTGCCCGTTGTTCGTGATCGCCCCGGTAGTGTTCAGGTTGCCCGAGATCGTCGATGCAGCGCCGGTTCCGTTGTCGCCAGAAATCGCGATGCCGCCGTTTCCGGTCAGCGTGTCGTCCATCAGCACCGGGCCAACGAAGTGATGCTGCGTTGCCGTGTAGGTAGCGCCTGCCGCGGCCTTCACTTCGATTGATCCGTCATTGTGGAACTTCATGAACGAGCCCGACTTGTGGACGATCCACGTTTCACCGGCCGGCACCGCAGGCGGTACATTCACGTTCGAGAAAAACCGCCCCACCACCTTCGGCGCAGCGTTCGATCCGTCCGTGAACGCGATCATCACCATGTCGCCGATGTTCGGCGCGGTCAGCACGCCGAAGCCATTGCCGACGCCCACAGCGCCGAGCGGCAGCCAACCCGTTTCGATAACATCGGAGTCGCCGACACCCTGAAACGTCACCTTGACCGAATGCGTCGACGGGTTGTAGCTGCTCACCGTCGCCATGCGAGGTTTTGGCAGACGGCCAGCCGCCGCCTCCGCGTGCCCTCGCATCGCGTTTGCAAGTTCGTGATAGTTCATCAGAGAGAGGCCGATTCAGAGGTTGCGGCGTGGTTCTTGCCGTGTACGTTCATCTCGAAACCGCCTTCGAACGACATGCGGCGCGTGATCTGCGACGGGTAATAGGTCTGATCCCATGCGGTGCCTGTGCCCGACACCTGAATGAGCGTCTGCGTATTGAGCGTGACGTCTCCGGGAATGCGGCACGACATTTTCATCTCGTGCTTCACGATCAGGTCGTACTTCTGTTGCGCAATCTGCAAGGCGCGCTGCTTGTCGATGTTCGGGATGAAGAACGTGAACACCTGACCATTCGCAGGTGTCGTCGATAGGCCCGGTTTGATGCTGCCGACCTTGTTTTGCGGATAGACGGCGTTGAAGCCGTACTGCTGCTTGTCGCTCCACGACCGCACCACCACCGTGACGCCGCGAGAGACCGTCAGCGTGCGCTGAAACTTCATTTCCTCAACGTTGCCGGACACAGCGCGATAGTCGAGTTGCGTCGGATTGACCTGCGTCCATACGATCGGATACGGCGCGGAGTCTTCGGCCGGCGGCGGCCCAAAGTACAGCGTCTTATCCATCACGTAGACGACGAAGCCCTCTTGCTGCGCGAGGAAACACAGAATGTCCCACTCCGTGCGCTCGTCCATCAGGTTGACGTGCTCGATGTCGTAATACGCGCCCGCTCGCGTCTTTGTCGTCGTCACTTGCGCCGTCAGTCCGCGGCGCTGCGCCAGCGTCGTAGCGATCTGGCTCGACGTCTGGTTCTGGAATTTCTCGGTCGTCTTCGCGTCGATGAAAACGCGCGTCAGATCCCGGCCATGAATCGTCACCGTGTCGCTGTCGATGTCGTAATCGATCGTGTCGACTTGGCCGAAGATGAGTTTCGTTAGATCCTGCGGCGTGAAGTAGTCGTAATCGGCCGGGAAGCCTGCGAAAACCTCTACATACAGGTCTGTTTGGTTGCTAAACCAATTCACATCGGTTGCAGGCGGAAGCGACGAGCCTGCGAATCTGACTGAGAACGTGTCGGCCGACGATAGCGCGTTGTTTTCGACCTCCCAATCCAGCCAGGCGGTGCAGAGCGTCATTTCGCCGGACATGGACGAGCCAAGCGTGACCGCGCCTCGTGGCACAGTCACCAATCCGGCCGGCTGCGTCACGAGAATACGGTCCACATTAGGCATTCGCTACTCCATCCGCAGATGCGGCGCTGTTGGTGGGCGGAATCGCGATGTTCTGCGTGCCGCTGATGTTCGGATCACCGCCGAGCGACGGATTGGCGCGAGAGAGCGTCACCCAACCGGTCGCGTCCTTGTAGTACTTGGCGGCCATGTCGTACAGATTGCCGCCGACGACCGTGATCGACTTCGACGCCGATCCGATCTGCCCGATGTTCGTGCTCACGCGCGACAGCACGCCTTGCAACTGGAGCAATTGCGGCTGCTGCGTCATCGTGTTGACTTGCGCGCTCAGCCTCGAGACTTGCTGCGCGATCGGATTGTTCGGCAGGAGGCCGCCGACTGTCGAGACGCTCTGTAGCGTGTTCTCGCCGGCCGCGATTAGCGTCGAAACCTGCGCCTGAACCTGCGCGAGCGGCGCAAGCACCGTTTGCAGCGTGCTCTGCGTCGCCTTGGCGAAGCTCGAGACAGCGCCAATGGCCGACGTTAGTGTTCCCATCGAGCTCGTTAGGCCGGCGTTGCCAATGCTCGAGCAGATGCCGTTCGCCGTCGAAATGTCCGCGCCAATAAGATCATCAATGCCCGGCGCTGCGTTCGGCCCTTGCGCTGCGTTGTCGGCGACGACTTCGAGCCGGATGCGATAGTAAATCTCGTATTCGCGCTGAAAGTCTTCGACGAACTCACAGATCACGACCGAATAGCTGTACTCACTGAACGTGAGACTCAGCATCTTCTGCGCAAGCGCCATCTGCTTGAGTGTGCGAGCTCGCTGCAGTGCGTTTTCGCCTAGCAACATGCCGGACCACTCAAGCGGCTGCGGATCGTAGCCCATCATGTTGACGTTGCGCGCCCCGCCGACCATCTTGCGCACGACGGCGCGAATCGCCGTCGTCATCGTGATCCGCTCGGGGATTTCATACTCGGAGAACGTGAAGTCTCCGAGCTGTAGCGTTACAGCCATATCAATGCCCCGTTGCGAGTTGAGTAGGCGCCGATGCGTTCAGGTCGTAGAAACCGGAGCCGAGGCGCGTCGACGTCTTGCGAACGATGGTGTCGACGACCTTGGTGTGGATCGGCGTGCCGTCCATCGTGGCATTAACGGTGACATTCATACCGCCGCCACCCGACGCGACGTACGGGCTGCCGCCTCGATTCATGGCGTCGATGCGTCGCTGCGCGTCCGGCGTCAGTCTTGCGCCACCCTGATCCTTGTACGAGTCAATCTCGCCTTGGCTCATCGGCCGGAATGCATAAGCAGCGAGCGCCAACGTGCCGAGCGCCGCCACGGCAAGCCCGATCGGGTTCATCAGCGCCCCAATTGCGCCGAACAGTGACGCCTTGCTAGCCCCGCCGATCAGCCCGGCAATGCGAGATAGCCCCGCCGCACCGCCCACAGCTTGCATGGCGAGTGCCAGGCCGAGGCCACGCATCGCGGCCGTCAGCACAAGAACCGTGCCGCGAATCATCAGCGCGCCGGAGAGGCCAATCATTGCGCGCGTGAGCGCGCGGAACAGCGTCGGATGGTTCTGCACAACCTGCGACAGACGATCGAACACGCCGGCGAGCCTAAGAAGGCCGCTAGTGATCGTCGGCAGGTACACCGAGCCGAACACCGCGAGGAAGTTCTTGAACGCAGCCTCTGCGGCGATCTCGGCACCTTCCGGCGACTTGATGTATTGCTGGTAAGCCGCACTGAAGCCCTTAGAGCGCCCGAAAATGCCGGCGTCTTTCTCGTACTTGTGCTGACTGGTGATGAACGAACCAATGAAGTCCGACGTATTGCGGTTCAGGTTCTGCATCACGATTCCAGCAACCTGCTCGTCGGTCAGGTTCATGCCGAACCGTTCACGAATGCGCGGCGCGACTACCTTCTGAATGAACTCATCAGGTCGATGCGATGCCATTTCGATGAACTGCGGAGCCAAGCCGCCAATGATCGGCGTCAGCATGTGCTGCTTCTTTAACGCCGCCTTCAGCTCCGGATCTTTTCCGATGGCGTCGTTCACCGCCTGCTGCATCATCTTTGCTTGCGGGCTGACATGCAGATCCCAAAGGCCGAGGCTTGTCAGGAAGCCCTTGCCCTTGTTATCCATGTGCCCGCCAAGAATGCTGCTGATGTACGTCATCGCCGCCGTACCGGCTGTCGGGCCAGTTTTAGCCTGCATAAACGCCGCAAACTGGCCGTACAGGAATGCCGGATCAAACAGCGTGTAAGCCATCTTGCCGGTCTGCGACGCGTGGAAGTAGTCGCTTGGGCTTACCTTTCCGCCCGATCCGGTGTACACCTTCGACATCATGTCGAGCTCGCGCCGCATTTCGGCCGGATTCTGCGCAACCTTGTCGCCGCGGTGCTCCAGCGCCTTGACAGCGTTATAAACGAGCCCTTCGACCGGCTTTCCGTCGTTTTGAATGCGTGCGGCAATGCTGAACTTCTGGAAATCCTCGCTCATGCGCAGCGCGCCGGGCAAATCACCAAGCGCGGTATGCAGGTCGCGGATCATGGCGATGTTTTCGCCGATCGTCGAGCCAAGGTTCTTGTGCGCAAGCTCCTGCGCCTTCGCGAAAGCAAGCGCGTTGTCTGCGGCAGAAAGGTTCAGCGCTTGGAATTTCTGCCGCTCTTGCTCGAGCTTTTTGGCTTCTTCGTATGGGCCCTTCAGCATTCCGGCGATTGCGCCGCCAAGACCTAGCATCAGGCCGCCCTTCATGGCCTGTTTGTTGATACTATCGATACGCTTCTGGAGTGCGGCTGCTTGCGCCTCCGTGCGCATGAAATCTTTCGCCAGCGCCGCCAAACCGAGTGCGGCGTGGTTGATAAGGCTAATTTTGACGCCGATGCGGAACGCTTCGAACATGAAAAAATCTCTCAAGTATCGCCTGCACGAATGGGCCGCCGACCGCTTCCAGTCGGTTCAATACCCTTCTGTCAAGTCGATGAATGACGCCGGCAATCTGCAGGCTCCTATCCGGTTCGCTCACGCGATGCCCTTCTGGCGCCGTGTGGACATCATCCTCATCAGCCTGGGCGGCATCGTGATCGCGGGAATCGTGCTGTTCTTCCTGTGCCTGATCGCGTGGTCGCTGATCACCGGCTAGTCGATCTCAGACTCATATCCGAGAGACGACGGCATGTTTCCGCGCCCCAACAGACCAGTGACGAACGCTCGCCCGAGGATCCGCTTGATGAGCTTTTCGTTATGCAACACAGCCGGCCCGAGGAAGGGGCGCGGCGGGATTTTGTCGGTCCCGAGTTCCTGATAGACCGCGATCTGGCTCGTCGAGCCAATCGTCGCCTCCATCCCCGAAACACTTTTGTCGATCGAATCGCGCATCTCGCCAGTGCGCAGAAGCGGCTCGTCTGGCGAATATCCCTTCGCAACCCGATCGGCAACCGTCGATTCAGCGAGCGGCGCCCACGCGGGAAATGGCCCGATGGCTTTCTGATACTCGCCGATCTCGTCTTTGGCCTTTTCCTTGACCGCTGTCGCCACCTGATCCAGCCCGGCGCGCAATTCCAGCGCAACCGCAACTTCCAGAGTGGCGAGATGCCGCGCGAACTGCCCGAGACTCGTGAATTCCTTCATTTCGGTTCCTCGAACTCCATCGTCGCGAAGTTGAATTTGTGCCCTTCGAACTCCGAGAACTTGATGGCGAATGCGGCGCGCGTCACATCGTCAAGCGCGAAGGCAACGTCGAACGGAACGCCGTTCTTGACGAGCCAAAGCGCCTCGCTGATCGGAACCGACTGCGCTAGTTTTTTATTTCTTCCTTCGCGCTCTCGGCACTCTCGGCGCCGAAGTGTTCCTGCACGCCCCGCATGACCGCGGAAACGCCCTCTTCGTCGAGTCGCACGATCAGCGCTTCGATTTCGCGCTCGCTGTTCGGCTGATTGACCGGCGCGCCATCGATTTCGCAGACGTAGGTCAGCGGCAGAACCATCTGCACATAAACCGTGTTCTCTGCCGACTTGCCGAGGATCTTGACGAGGCGGAATTGCGCGAGCACGCCGGGTTTTTGGAGCGCGATGGAGTGACCGTTCGGCGTCTGAATCGTGACGCGAGCCGCCGCTTGGCGAACGATAGCGGCGCTCGGGGTTTCGCCCTCGCCGGGCTGCTTTACAGTGACTTTTGCCATGACTTTTTGGTGAGATTGTTCGGGAGCAGCCGGCGATTAACCGGCTGCGTGCTTTACGCCAGCTTGAGGCGTCGTTCAGCGAGCCAGTCGACGGTCATCTTCACCGTCTCGTCGCCCTGCGCGTCGCCCGGATTCGGGAACTTCAGGATGACGTTCGTGAATTGGTATTGCGAGATCGCGCCGCTGACTTCGGTGATCGTTTCCGTGATCGTCGAGGTCAGTTGATTCTGGCCGGCGTAGTACGCGGCTTCTTGCGCCGCGAAGTAGTCGTCAACCGTGCTGTCCTGGCGCTCAATCTCGAACGTCCCAGTCCAGCCGTCCGGGAACACGACGTGCCGCGTGCGGCCGTCCAAGCCCTTGATCTTCTTGTCGACCAGATCTTGCTTCTTCGTGAACTTCGTCACGAGGTTGAATTGCAGCGGGCCGCTCGGCGTCTGCACGCAGACCGCATAGTCGCGGCCTACGGTAAAGCCATTTACAGGCATATCGCACCTATCAAATGAAAAAAGCGCCCGGAGGCGCTTCGTGTGCTATGGGAAAGTGCGGCTTAGCCTGCCGACACGCTGCTCGACGACTTCACGGTGACCGTCTGGCCGCCCTGCAGGTTGATGACGAAGTAGAAGACGATCGACAGATACTTGACCGCCACGTTGGCCGTCATGTAACCGTTGGCGACTGCCTGATTGCTGTTGTTCGTCTCATCGAGGACAACCGTGAACGGCACCGCTTGCGGGTTGTTCACGTCGCCGATCATGCCGAGATCCCAAAGGTTCGACAGGAACGACTGCATTGCCGCTTTCGCATCGTTGCGCAGATCAGTCGTCTGC